ATGCCATCAAGCAACCCCACGACAGCGATCACTCCGGCTAATCTGCGCACGATCGACAAGTACACCCAAGAAGAAAAAGAGATTATCCGTAACCAGATCGCCAAAGGGTGCACGGATACCGAGGTCGGATACTTCCTAACGGTCTGTAAGAGCGTAGGACTCTCCCCATTTTCCAAACAGATCTATTGCATCAAACGGGGAGCTGGAGCGACTATCCAGGTTTCCATCGACGGCTTTCGCGCAATCGCCGCGCGAACCAAACAGCTCGCAGGCATTGACCAGGCCATCTACGACACAGAATCGGCACCGAACCCAAACAAAGCCTCTGTGACCGTCTGGCGCCTCACGCAGGGTCAACGCTACGCCTACACAGGCGTCGCTCGCTGGGAGGAGTACAAGCAGGATGCCGGACCCATGTGGAAACGGATGCCGTACCTCATGCTTGCCAAGTGTGCCGAGTCCCTCGCTTTGCGCAAGGCATTCCCGAACGAGCTCTCTGATCTTTATACGCACGAGGAGATGGGGCAGGCAGATAACGCGGAAGAGCCACGGATCATCCAGAAAACAGAGATCGCCACTCCAAAGCCAGGACCGGTCCAGGTCACCACGGTCGACGAGACGCCAGCAGAAGCACGTCGTATCGAAGAGGACGCGAAACAGAGGATCGAGATCGTTCGCCTCACGCAATCCCTCGGGTTCCTTCCAAAATCAGTAGAAGAGTGGAATGTCACTATCAAGACCCTGACGAACTACGACCTTGTATCAGAGCAGTATCCGGCAATCATTGAGCGCCTTTCTCGCCTCGTGGCGAACAAGGCCGGAAAGGAGAGCGTATGCAACGCGTAATTCAAATGCGAGACGCCAAGGGCCGATACGGGGAGACCGTGAACGTCGTAAAGACCATCGTGGTCACGGTATTCCTCACCCTCGTCGCCCTCGGCACCATCCGTTCCATCGTCATCGCGCGCTCGCTGAATAAACAGGTCCAGGTTCCGCAGGTTGCCGCCGCTACGATCGAAGCTCCCCGGACGTGGGTCGGCCGCACGCTCACAGACGCGGAATACTACGCCATCGCCAGTTCGGACTCATACGGATTGCATGGCGACGCCTACACGGTCGTCAAAGGCTCTGTGACGAAATACAGCCGCATCGACTCCTGCCACAACAAGAACGACAAAGGGGAGTGCATCACGGCATCAGGAAAGCCGGTCAAGCACGGGATCACGGTCGCTTGCCCACACAAGATCAAGCTCGGCACCAAGGTCGCCATCAACGGGAAGATCTACACCTGCGAGGATCGTACAGCTCGTTGGGTGCAAGCCAAATTCGGGGATACGTTCGACATCTTCGACGATAGCCATTCCGCGGCCGTGAAGTGGGGACGTCAGAATCTCAAAGTCGCCATCATGAACTAACCTCGCTCCTATGAACCAAGACCCAGCTCAACGCCAAGCTCTCCGCACGCTATTCGCCAAACATTCGTACCTCAAAGGTTTCCTAGCCGCGCAGGATGAAACGATGGACAACGCGCAACAGAAGCGGGCGCAGATCGAGCGAGAGCTCAGGGCGGTAGAACGAGAAATCGAATCGGCGAAGCATTAAGTCACAAAATCTCCCCTCCTACGCCCTCCAGGCATCTGGGAGGGGAGTGCGGGCACCTTATGCAATCATCATCTAAAAAATCAACGCAATTCGGTGGCTTCTGGATGATTCCAAAAGCCACGAAGGGTCTCTCACTCGGAGCTCGGTTCGTGTTTGGCATGCTTGTCACGCGTGCGAACGGGGAAAATGAGTGCTGGCCTGGTCAGATCGCTATCGCTGAAGAAATGGGCGTCAACGTGCGCACCGTTCAACGTATCCTCGACGAGCTTGTTCTCATCGGGATGATTCAGGTTGTCCGAACCGGAAAGTGCAAGACGAACATGTACCGAATCGTGGGAAATTACTTCGCCACTCAGCCGGTTGAGAAAGTGTCCACAGAGAGTGATACGACAAATTGTCGCATCACTCCAGAAGAGGAAAAAGAGGCGAGTGATACGACACCGGTGTCGTCCACTGATACGACACCCATGTCGCATCCATATATGAATAAGAACAGTACAAAAAGAACAGTATCCCCCTTACCCCCACAAGTGGGGGGATTGGCCAGATCAAAAAAACTGAACCCGAGGGCCATGGGCACAAACCCAAGAGCGCTCAATCCGAACTACAAGCCCGCGCAAGCAAAGAAAAAACCTTACATCGACGGGGATCCTGCCTTCCATGACGATGCCACGGACTCATGGCGGGTCAAGATTCACACGGGGGAGTGGAAAGAATACGCCGGCAACGTCAAGGAAAAACTGGAGTGGAGATGAGGTATATGAGTCAGTACACGGCAGACATGCGCGAGAAGGTGATCCGAGCCATCCGAGCCGCACTCGCCTCAAATCCTCACTTCCTGGAGACGGGCGTCGCGGCGAAGATCATGGCGAAATACCTCATCACGCCAGACGAGATCACGAAGGAACCACCTGGAGCGCTCGCCCTCTTTCCGCCCTGATACACCGAACGGTGTTGCGCACTAGCCTGCGCACAGTACGGATCACGACGCGACTCTCTGGATGGATCGAAAGATGGGCGGGGGAGGAAGACAGCCGTCAACCTCGCCTCTCCCACCTATCCCAAGCGCCCTGCGAAGGCGAAGTCCGAGCAATCGGCTAGCCCAGCGGATCAAGAGCGATGGGATGGGTGGGGGAAAGCCCGAGACGGCTCTCGCTGGTGAGGCGGCATGGCGGCGGTACCACAAGCATGGGCGCCGTCACCTGCCTCGCCAGCGGGAATGAGCACACTCGCACCTCATTTCGTACGCTCACAACACGAACAGGGCGAAAGGCAAGACGGGAACTCTTGCCGTTCGCCTCCGGTCTGAGAGCCAACCATTGCGCAAGCGGTGGAAGGACGACAAGCCTCTCAGGTCGAAGGCGGAAATAACCGCGCTCATTCGTTTCTTTTATGCCGAAGTTTCACGTCCATGCTCGTGTTTCTTGGCTCTGCCGACCTAAAGAAGGCAAGCCGTTTGTTTGCAAAGGGGAGATCGTTAAAATTAAGCCCGTCCTATTTGGCGGTAAGCTCAAAGCCGTGGGTGCGTTGGTCAAGGTGTCGTCCAAGGCATACCTCCAGACCCACAAACGAAAAACAGCACTCATCCGTACCAGTAGATTGACGCTTGTCGCTTAGGCGATCATGTCAGCGTCGAAGGAGCTCGGCCGTGTGCTTGCGGTCATAGTCGTCGGGGAGCGGCGAGCACTCCTAGCTTTTCGACGCCGTGGCGTGCCCGTCGACTTCAATGCAGACGGATTCGAGGAGTGGGCCGGCGCGGTTGGTTGGACGGTCCAGATCGCCGGCCAGAGGGATGAGGAGCTCCTGCGCAACCTGAGCGACGCGTACGAGAAGTACGTCGAGTATCAGAAGCAGGAATGCTACCTCATGGCGGACGAGTGGCTTACCAAAGCCGATCGTCTCGTCAAAGCTCTCATGATGAATTCAGTGACATCATCGGAGAATACGGGCTCTATACAGGAGCTCAACAAATCAAAACAAAAATAGCATTAATTTATCAATCAAACGTATGCCAGAACAACTTGAAATCAACGCAGGTAGAATCGTCGAGGAGCCAATCCGCAAACTCCTACGCAAAATTAATCAAGCGGTGGAATTGGCCGCTGAAATTTGGCCAGAGCCACCACAAGCGGCAGGAATGCCGGATCCGTGGACCATGAATCTATCCGAAATCGTAAACGCACGGATCACGCTCAAGCGGTATCAGCCGCGGAAGCAATAGCAGTAGGGCGACGCAAGTCGCTGTGAGGTGGTGATGTCGGACTGTGAGCCGAAGGGTATGGGTGAAAAACCCATTAGGGCTTCTAAGAACCCCCAGAAACGAGTGGGCCGCCAAACTGGAACTTGGATATATTTCCAAACGAATCGCGACTCGCTACAAGTCAAACCTTGTTCATCACCTCTTCACAGCGACCTACGTCGCAATCACGTGCAGAACAGCGTAGGGAAGCGGTCGCCCCGAATGCGTGGGCTAAGGCCTAAACCAGCCTACAAATACCGTGTCTCCTGTGTGGTGCAAATCCACTACTGCACAACCTACAAACCAAGGGAGGGGGCAATCTGTCCCCACCCTTCGCGGATCAAGGAGGTCACCATGTACATGTTCTTGCAGACGGGGGTCAAGGTTAAGCTCCTCAATGTGGTGTTTTGCCGCGAGACGTACGACGGTATCTGTATGCTCGCGCCGCTCAACCCCAACTTCACCTTCGAGACGGAACGTCACGGCACTGTGAAGCTGTACCAGCTCTCGCTTCGCTGGACGGACTTGCTCGACATCAACCCGCACTAGGAGGACGGCATGATCACGCTTCGCACGAAGAAGGGAATCCTCACATTCCCGCTGGACAAGGACGGGGTCGCGATTCTGCGGCTCCTCAAGCACCACGCTCCGTTCCTGGAGCTCGTGGGCAAGGCGGACACCAACACCATCCGCCTCGTTTACCTGGGCGAGATCGAGCTCCCCCACGGGGAAGCTCCTGCGCCTCCCAACGCGGATCGCGCACAGCTCGCCAAGCTCGGCGGGACGTCGTAACCACCGCCCTCTACCATAAGGGCGAAACGGAAGGCACGGGTGACCGCGTAAAAGGTTTGGCCATTCCTTCTCAAAATGGCCACCTTCTCTCACTTATGAACATCAAAATCTATACAGCGCCAGGATGTAAGCATTGCCACGAGCTCCGCTTGTTTCTCAAGAGCCGAGGACTGCGCTTTTTCGAGCTCAGCACGAATCAACTCAAAAACGCCAAGGAGGCGGTCAGAATATCCGGACAGATGGGCGTGCCCGTGATCGACATCAACGGGCAGATTATCGTGGGATGGAATCAGGCGGTTTTGGACAAGGCGATCAGCTTGGGGAGGCACCCGATCATGAACGGTGCGCTGGATGAATTGGCGGATAAGGAATTCGGAGATGGAAAGAATTCGTAAATGGCTATGAAAGTCCTTTTTCTTGACATTGATGGCGTCGTGAATTGTAAAACAACGACACAGCGCCATCGTGGATATATCGGCATTGATCCCTACATGGCGTTTCTGGTGGGGAGAATTGTCGAAGCAACTGATGCAAAGGTCGTCCTCTCTTCAAGCTGGCGATATTTCGAGGATGGCCGTGCAGAGGTAGAGCGGCAGGTGGTGAAATGCATCGATGTGACGCCAAATCTTCCGATTTCTGGCGGAGTCGAAGCGTGCGAACGCGGGAATGAGATTCAAGCGTGGCTCACAGAACATCCAGAGGTCGAACGCTACGCAATCCTCGACGATGACAGCGACTTTCTGCCAGATCAGCCGCTTTTCAAGACCTCCTGGGAGACGGGGCTGACGGAGGAGATTGCGGGAAGGGTTATTCAATTTCTAAACGTAAAATAGCTATGTGGTTCAAATATGTGTTGATTGTATTTTGGATAATCGGTGCGATCGGCACCATCAGCATGATAGGCGATGAGCGCAAGCCAATAACAAAGGGAATGGCTATCGCTACGGTAGCGGTGACCGTTGCTATGATTTTTGGAATCATCAATTACTGGAAATAATATGCCCATGATTTACATGCCGAGCACCACGGCCAACCTCAAAGAGATGGTGACGCAAGAGGATAGTGTCCTTGCCGCATTTATGAAGCGCGTGTGGCAGGCGCGCATCTTTGGGCAAAAAGCGTCTATGCTCCCCGCGAAGATGCGCACGAAGGCGATAAACGGGCAGGTACGGCTCGATGTGGCAGAGGCGCCGGAACCGACGGCGGAGGACGTGGCGAAATTCAGGGAGGAGCTTAAGAAGATGGGGGAGAAATGATATGCAACAAGTTATCTCAACCGAAAAAATCCCTATTAAGGTCTGGCTTGATGAAGCAGAACCAGGCGCGATGGACCAAATAAAGCACATCGCGAATCTTCCATTCGCTTTCCACCACGTCGCCATCATGCCCGACACACATCAGGGCTATGGGATGCCGATCGGTGGTATCCTTGCGACGGAAGGCGTTGTAATTCCGAATGCTGTCGGTGTTGATATTGGATGTGGAATGTGCGCGGTCAAGACAAACATCACCGACATCACAAAGGATAAGGTCAAGGCGATTCTAGGATGCATCCGTGCGCTCGTACCCGTTGGCTTTGAGCATCACAAAGAAAAGCAGGACGAGATGCTCATGCCAAGGGCTGATACTGTAAGTGGACTCAATAATGCAACGCCAGACATAACAAGGTATCCAGTGATCCATAATGAATATAATTCAGCTCTCAAACAGCTCGGCACGCTTGGCGGTGGTAATCATTTCATCGAATTGCAAAAAGGGAGTGACGGTTTCGTATGGATCATGATCCATTCTGGCTCGCGTAACCTTGGAAAGAAGGTCGCGGATCATTACAACAAGCTCGCCGTTGAGCTGAACGAACAATGGCATACCTCTGTACCGAAGTCATGGGAATTGGCGTTTTTACCGCTTGATAGCGAAGAAGGCGTCGCGTACATGCGTGAGATGCAATACTGCGTAGACTTCGCGCTTGCCAACCGCAAGCTCATGATGGAACGGTGCAAGCAAGCGATAAGAGAGGTAATCCCGTTGCATCCGTCTATATCCAATCCAGGTGGATTAAGCACATCAGATCTTCGTGAAACATCTTTTGACCCGATGATTAACATTGCCCACAACTATGCACGTTTGGAAAACCATTTTGGAAAGAATGTTCTGGTGCATCGAAAAGGGGCTACATCGGCTAGACAGGGGGAGACGGGACTTATTCCGGGGTCCATGGGGTCGAAGTCATTTGTGGTGGTGGGTAAGGGTAATCCTGAATCCTTTACGTCTTGCTCTCATGGCGCTGGGAGACGCCTTGGTCGCAAAGATGCGTGTAGAAAACTCAACCTTGAGGAACAGAAAGCTTTGATGGACGCACAGGGCATTATTCATGGTATGCGTAATCAAGACGATCTGGAAGAGGCTCCGGGAGCGTATAAACCGATTGAGGAGGTAATGGCGTTTCAAAAGGACTTGGTGGACATCGTCGTCGAATTATCGCCGCTTGGCGTTGTGAAAGGATGATATGACCACTCTAACCGTAGGAGGGCTGATTGAAAAACGATTTTGATATGGCCCGCCCAAAGAATTCCTCAAAATATAAGCCGGAGATGGACTCCATCGCCGAGGAGTTTCTTGCGTCTGGATACAGCTTGGAGGCTCTGTGCGGCCATTTATTGATCGACCGCGATACGTTGTACGAATGGACAAAAAAGGACGGAGAATACTACAAGGGGAGTTTTTCCGAAGCCGTAAAAAGGGGACTCGATCGTGGACGTTATTTTTGGGAGCGAATCGGCATCGAAATGTCGACCATGAACAGCCGCAAGCGCCCAGGCAATTTCGTGACGTGGATCTTCAACATGAAGAACCGATACGGCTGGACGGATGCCATCAAGGTGAAGGAAGAGGTGACGGTCACGAACTTTGCGGATTACGTCAACCAAGCCTATGCCGAAGCCGCAAAAGAAAATCACAAACATCGAGCGCCTCCAAAAAAGTCCCGTTGAGTTTTTTCGGATGTGCTGGCCTGACATCTTTGTCTACGACAAGCTGGAGGAGATTTGCGACTCGATCGTCCATAACCGCCGCACGACTATCCGATCCGGTCACGGCGTCGGGAAGTCCTGGCTCATGGCTCGGGTCGCTATTTGGTTTCTCTCGGTCCATCGACCTGGAATCGTCCTCACCACAGCCCCCACAGGGCGTCAGGTGGAGAAAGTCCTCTGGGGAGAGATTCACAGCGCATACAACGCTTCGCGCGTGCCCTTGGGCGGTACGCTATTACAGATCACGTGGAAGATTGACGAGAGCAACTACGCCCTGGGCTTTTCAACCGAGGAGAGCGTCAATCAGCGCGAGTTTGGATCCGCGAAGATGCAGGGGTTCCACTCCCCAAACCTCCTCATCGTCCTAGATGAAGGTGCTGGCATCGCTCCCGAGACGTGGATCGGCGCCACGTCGCTCCTCACGGGCGAAAACAACAAGCTCGTGGACATCGGCAACCCTTCCAGCCCCACAGGACCGTTTTATGAGACGTTCAAGAGTCCGATATACAACAAGATCCACATCTCCTGCTTTGACCATCCAAACGTGAAGCTAGGGCGTGTGGTAGTGCCTGGCGCTGTGACACGCGAGTGGATCGAGGAGCGAAAGGCAGAGTGGGGAGAGAATAGCCCACTCTATCAAGCCAAGGTGCTCGGTAACTTCCCAACGGAGGGCACGGATACTCTGATCCCTCTCACCTGGGTCGAACGCGCTGTCGAGAATCCAAACGTGAAGGAGGAGGGTGCGAAGAGCATTGGCTGTGACGTGGCCCGCTTTGGCGATGACCTCACCACGATCTACAAGTGCACGGGTAGCTGGTTCGACCTCGTGGAAGCCGCGGGCAAGCAGGACACCACAGAGACCGCCGGAAAGCTCCAGAAAGCGGCAAAAGATTTTGAAACGGAATTTGTGGCCGTGGATGACACGGGCGTCGGTGGAGGCGTCACGGATATTTGCCGGTCAAACGGAACGTCAGTCATACCTGTCAACTTTGGATGCGCGGCAAACGATCCTGAGAAGTTTTTTAACCTCAAGGCAGAAATCTACTGGGGATTGCGCGAGGCGTTCGAGAAAGAGAATGAAATCCGTATCCCGAACAATCCGCATCTCATTGGCCAGCTCGCGAGCATCAAGTTTTCCATCACTGCCAAGGGACAGATCAAGATCGAGAGCAAGGACGAGATGAAAAAGCGCGGACTCAAGTCACCGGACCATGCGGATGGTCTCGCGATCTGTTTTTACGCCAAGCGCGCGAACTGGATACCGGAAATGCTGTGGATATAAAGCCCGATCACGCATCGGGTTTTGTCATGCTGGGGGAGTATGAGTCTTCTATCCCGCATTCGACATGCCTTTGGTGCGCTGACGAAATCCGCGCCGACAAACGTTTTCAACTCCATTTTCGACAGTACATCAAACCCATCGGCAGATATCGAGGGGTGGCAATACAAGGCTTCGAAACTTCTCGGGGAGGAGATCGGCGCCATGGCTTTACGTTTGTATCGAGTGGCACGCGACGGATCCTGGGATGAGGTGACTGGCGAAAGTGACATTTTGTCGCTCTTGGAATCGCCGAATGCGGACATGACGCGCTCTGAGCTTTTTGAGGCGACATCCATGCATTTGGACTTCTACGGGAATGCGTACTGGTTCCTGGAGGGCGTGAAGGATGAGCGTGGAAAGCCAAAAGCGATTTACTTGCTCAACCCGAAGCATGTACGCGTCGAGAAGACAGGATCATTCCCGCAGAAGGTAAAGCAATACACGTATTCACTGGGTGGCAAGGAATACAAATTTGAGCCATTCCAGATCCTCCAATTCCGTGAGACAAACCCATCCGACTCCCTCATCGGCATGGGTCCGATTCAGGCTGTGGCAGACACGGTGGAGCTTGATCAGGAGGCACGGACCTGGAACAAATCATTTTTCAAAAACAGCGCACGTCCTGACCTCGTACTCAAGTCGAATTTCCGTACGCGTGAGCAGATGGAACCCATGCGCGCGCAATTCGAGGACAAGTACCGCGGATCCAAAAACGCTCATCGCGTCGCTGTGCTTCCTGAAGGCGTCGTGCCGGAAAAAATGAGCTGGAGTCAGAAAGAGATGGATTTTGTCGAGCAACTCCGCTGGACGCGCGACGACATCCTATCCGGCTTGCGTACGCCGCACGTTGTCCTTGGCCTTGGTGCTGGGGAGAACCTGAACCGCGCAACTGCTGAGGCCACCAATTACATCTATGCCCTGCGCACGGTGTGCCCGCGCATGAAGCGGATCGTGCTTTTTTTGAACACACGCCTTTTGTCGCGCTTCGATGGCGACCTCGTCCTGGATTTTGATAACCCTGTTCCACAGAACGAGGAGCTGGAGATGAAGAAGCGCCAGGCCGCGCTCGGCAATCAGCCGTACATGACCGTCAACGAGGTGCGCGACACGCTTGGCCTTCAGCCGATCGACGGCGGAGACAAGATCGCCACGGTGACGAATTTCGGCGCAGGAGGAACGGCGCCGGCAAAGCGACTCCAGATCAAGACCATGCCAACACGCATCCGAACATTCCACAAGAAGGAAGGCGCGAAGGAAGAGGAGGCAGATCTTCTCGCTGGGAAGATCGCCGACAAGCTCAAGATGGCGATGGAGGCGAGCACGCAAAAGGCAGACGACGGGGAGGAAGGATGGAATGCGTTTGTCGCGCGAGTGACGCCATTCGAAACGAAAGCCAAGGAAGCGATGGCTGACTACGGATTCGCCATGGGTGATCGAGCTGTTGCGGCGCTGGAGAAGCAGACCAAGGCCATCAATGCCGACGACCTGATCAACTTCGAAGATGAGATCACTTTCATCATCGACGCCATGGCGCCGGTCATGCGCGAGCTTGCCGAGGCTGAGGGCACAACCGTGGCCGAGATCGTGGGAGGTGCCTTTGATGCGCAGAGCGACCGCCTGGAGAAGGCTGTGAACGACGCCATCGAACTCATGGCCCAAAACTACAATCAAACCACCGTAGAGGCCTTAAAACGCGAGATTTTGGAGGGTGAAGAGGCGGGGGAGGGGATTGATCAGCTCAAGAAGCGCATCCAGGACATCGCCGAGTTTTCGAGCACGGTCCGAGCCGACATGGTGGCGCGCACAGAGTCCTATCGGATCGCGAACATCGCTGGGCGTGAGGCATACCTTCAGACCGGCATCAAGGAAATGGTCTGGTACACAGCACTCGATGAAAAGGTGTGCGAGTTTTGCGCTCCCCAACACGGGAAGGTCGTAGCGACTGATGCGAACTTTTTCACCAAGGGCGACGTGATCACGGGAAGCAATGGCGAAACCATGACCGTCGAATACTCCGACATTTACGGCGGAGCGTTGCACGTGAATTGCCGCTGTCAGGTACGGCCCAATGTGAACTTTGGGGACTGAGTGTGGATAAAACACACGAATCGTTCGCGCAAATCTTTATCTTGAAAGCATAACCCTTCGCATCTATGACCGAAATCATCAAGCACTTGCAATGCAAAGCATTCGTCGAAAAAGCGAATGGACTCCTCACTGTCGTCGCGAGCGATGAAACCGTGGATCGTTCTGGCGAGAGCATTCCGATCTCCTCGTGGGATCTGACCAATTTTCAGAAGTCACCGCGCTTGCTCATCGACCACGACTATTCCGTGAAGAGCATCGTGGGCGTTGCCGATAACATCCGCACGCAAGACGGCAAGCTCATGTTCGAGCCGCGCTTTCATGAAATCACGGATGCCGCGCGCGAATGCAAGGCGCTTGTGGAGCAAGGTTTTCTCGACACCGTATCCGTTGGGTTCATCAGCCGCATGAAGGACGGAAAAGTGACGAACGAGCTCCTGGAGGTCTCCTTCGTGGCCGTACCATGCAACCCGAATGCTCGGACCATGGCTTTGGAGGAAGAGCTGGCCGTGAAGAGCTTCATGAAAGACGCCGGCGTGGAAGAGGTGAAGCCGGAAGAGAAACCGGTCGAGGAACCGTCAAAACCCGAGGAAAAGCCCGAAAATGCAGGGGAAGAGCCGGTAGGGGAGGGGAGTGGGGAGGAGCCACAGGAGGCTGTGGAAAAGGGGCTCGTGTATGACACCTTGGAAGCCGCAAGCGAGATCCGAAGTCAGAAGTACAGCATCATGGATCCGATCGTGTACGCCTTCTGGGACTTCGTAGACGCCTTCATGTTGGACTCCACACCTATCGAGTCACTGAGCGCCCTCTGCGAGGACTATAAGGCCACCATGACCCAACTCATGACGGCAGGAGTGCAAATGGAAAAGCAGGAGAAGCCACTCGTCAAAGCCATGGCTGTCTGGTCCATGAAGACGTACCAGGAAATGACCAAATCCGGACGAGTGTTGTCAGACGCTAACCGTACGATCATTCAAAACGCCATCGCTCAAATGAATGAAGCGAACAGTGCTTTGCAGACGTTGCTCGATGCAACCGATCCGCAGGGTACTGAGGAGAAGGCCCAGGATGGCAAGGGCGCTCCAAAACAAAGGTCGAGTGGTGCAGGGTTCGATGACGAAGCCCAACTCAAATCATGGCTTCTCATGCGTCGAGCTTTGCGCGCCGTGAATTCGGCAACGTCAGAGGTTTTGGCTAAATCAAAGATTACTCTTAAAAAATAAGTATGTTGGATCTCGAATTGTTCAAGAAAGAAATGTCGGCAGAAATCAAGAGCCACCTCGATACGGCTCTGGAAAGCCGATTGAAGTCAGTCATCGGTGAAGAGCGCTCATCCATCGTCCGCGAAATCGTGGAAGATATGCGCGTCGAGCGTGCTGTGCTCGGTCATGACCGAACCGGCCTCTCAGAAGGACAGAAGACAGAATTTGTGAAATTCGTGAAGAGCATCCCAGCACAAACCAAGGCCAACGAGGCAATGGTTGGTGATCAGGATTCTCGTGGTGGGTATTTGATCGCGCCGGAAGTGGCAAACGCCATCCTCCGCATCGCGGCTTCCGTGGGCATCGCCATGAGCCAATGCGCACGCTGGGACATGAAGGGCGACGAGCTCGATGTGCCTGCATACGCTGGTTCCATCTTGGAAGGCGAATGGTTGGGCTTTGACGCGGTTGGTTCCGTCACGGGTGTTACATTCAAGGCCGCGAAACTCTTGGCAAAGAGCTGGCAACTCGCGTTCGTTGTCGGCAAGGATCTCTTGTCCGAAGCGACGCCACAGGTTGCAGACTTCCTCTTGGCATTGGCTGGCGAAGCATGGGCGAATGCGCTCGATAAACAGGTGTTCATCGGTACAGGCGCACCATTCACCGGTGTTTTGACGGATGCGAACGTGGGCACGCTCACCCTCGCCACTGGCAAGGATACGTTTGCCGAGTATGACGTGATCGACGACTCCTCGGATGCCATCGCTTCCGTGGAAGAATCCGTGCTCGATGGTGCGGCCTTCTACTTCTCCCGCACGGTGTGGGCGAAATTGCGTGTTCAGCAAGATTCGGCTGGTAACTACCTCCTCCCACAAGCTGGCGCTCTCTTGAGTGCAAACTTCAAGAACGGCGGACCGAAGCCTGCTGGTGAAATTTTGGGCTTCCCTGTCTATACCTGCCGCCACTTGCCAGCGAACAGCGCCACGGCTGTGTCAACCAAATTCGGCGTGTTCGGTAGCTTGAAATGTGTCGGTCTTGGTCTGAAATCTGAGATGGACATGGCTGTCTATGCGAGCGGTACATTCGGCGGCAAAGAAGTCGCCCTGTCTCGTCAGCTCGGCATGGTGTACGGCTCTCGCGCCGCTGTGTCGTTGACATTGCCGGCAGGATTGGTCGCCATCAAGACCGCCGCCTCCTAATCAGTATGATCACGCGCTCATACAAGGTCTTGAGACCTATCGCGTACAACGGCAGGCATGAGATCGGGGAGATTGTCGAGATGCCGCCGGAAGATGCTGAGAACATCGGGGCTGAGTATCTGGTGCCCGTAACCGCCACAATCAAAATGACGGTAGAGCACACAGAAGCGGGCGCCGATGCAAAGGCGAACGAAGCCACGACCAAGCCGAAAGGCAAGGGGAAGGGCAAAGGAAAGAAAACCGAGGAATCCGAGGAGGCGGGCGCCGATGCAAAGGCGAACGAAGCCGAAGAGTCCAAGGAAGAAACTAAATCATCCGATAAAGAATAAATGCTATGACTGTTGCAGAAAATGTAAAGCCGCTCGCTTCGATCGTTCCGCAGACTATCGCTTCGGCGACGACCACTGCGGGCGCCGCGGTCGATACCATGGGGTACGACAACGTAGAATGGGTGATCGCCGTTGGCGACCTCGATCTCGTTGGCGGCGACGAAACGCACACGATCAAAATTCAGGAGTCCGTCGATGCGGCATTCAGTTCACCCGTTGACATCACTGGCGCGACTGTTGCTATGACGGCAGATAGCACCGTGAAAACGATCAAGGTGCTCGGCCTTGGAACCGGATCCCGTCTGCGCTATCAGCGTGCCTACGTCACGACTGTCGGCGCGACTGTGTCCTGTCCGATCTGCGTCCTCGCCGCCCTTGGTGGAGCGAAGATGAACCCGTGCAATACTCCTGACGCCTAGGCGTTGGAGGCTCTGCCCTGATTGGCGTCAGGGCAGTCCTCTACTGCTTATCCTATGGCCGCAACTATCCATCCCCGCGCTCTCACGACCCTTGCACGCGTAAAAGCTCGCCTGGGTATTTCGGTTTCTACGCTCGACGATCTCCTCACCGAGATGATCAGCGCCGCCACGGACTTGATAGAGTCTTATTGTGATCGGAAATTCAAGTCCGATACATACACAAGCGAGGTCTATGGCCTCGATGTCGAGGACGGACACTTTGTGGCATTGAAGCAGGCTCCTGTGACCGCGCTCACGACCGCCCAATACCGCGCAGGTACGCCGGACGTACCCGCATGGACTTCTTACCTCGCGAGCGAATTCGAGCTCGTAGGGGACGGCAGGGCGGGTCTGGTGCGAATCTATGGAGGCGTGCCAACTGGGACGAATAACGTTCGATTTACCTACACAGCCGGATACCTGATTGATTTCACGAACGAGGGCGATATCACAAAGCACACGCTTCCATTTGATGTCAGCGATCTTTGCGAACGCATCGTGATCCGCCTATTCAAACGCCGAGAAGACGTGGGAAAGACGACGGTGAGCGCTGGGGAGGCGAGTGTCAGCTATCGAGCTTCATTCGATGAAGAGGACAAGATGACTCTCGAACGCTATCGACGCGTTGTCCTCGTCTGATATGGCTACCTACGCGATCAAAATCGAGAATCTGGATGCCTTGCGGAACGCCATGAGGCAATTCCCCGAGATCGCGGCAAAACACCTTCAGACAGCAGTCGAGGAGGGCGTCGCGATTATTCATGAACGCTCCGCGCGCTCCGTGGGGATTGTGCCGGTCAAAACTGGCAACCTTTCAAACTCGTTCAGCACGGGCATCGCCATCGGTCGGCTGTACGGGCGCATCGGTCCAACCGCGCACTATGCCCGCTACGTGAACGACGGTACGAAGAAGATGCGCGCGCGACGGTACATGGAAAAACTGGAAGCCGTAACAACTCCAAAGATCAACGAGCGCTTTGTGAAGGCGCTTGACCGAGTGGCTGACGAAATTGCTAATCGATCATCTTGATATGTCTTTTGTCTCAATACGCACGAAACTCTTGGCCATCCTGAACGCCCGTAAAACGGCCACAGTGTTGGGCGAGGTCTTTGATGGGGAGCAGGACCAACAACGACTCGACATCAGCGCCTATCCCGTTGCAGAGCTCCGCCGTAGCGCGAGCGAAGCCGACTACTTCACCGCCGGAGGGCTGGGCGAGGATCTGAACACGTACGTCTTTGACATCTGGCTCTATTCCGAGCTTGAGAACGTGGGCACGAGCGTGGCAGAGAAGGCGCTGGACGTGGTGCTTGATGACCTGATCTACCAATTCGCGCATGATCGTACGCTCACGGGCACAGCAGACGGGGGAGTGAGGCCGACGGTCACAAAAGGAGGATTCGTAGAGTGGCGTGGAAAATTGCATGCCGTGGCTGTTCTCACGGTCCGCTGTCTGAAAATTCAAGACAACGCATAGGGCTGTGGATTATTGAGGTGTGTGGATTGAGGCGTTCGTTATGCTCAAAGCATGATGAACGCCTCTTTGAATAAATCTATGTCCAAGAAAGACGTGCAGACCAAAGCCGAAACGGCGGCGGATGCTTCTACGTGTGCGCAAAGCGAGTGGTACTTCAGTGCCTCAGACGGTCGGCCGCCGGTCACGATCATCTCCGCAACCTTTGAGGAAGCGGTCGAGCAGTATAACGAGCGATTTAACCTTAAAGAATCATAATTTTTGACCTATGGCGAAATTCACTGGTGCGAGGATTGATCTCGGAGTCGGCAAGGAGTCGGTACGTGGCACGGGCGTTGCCCCTACGTATTGGCTTCGTCCGAGCGAGGTCAGCGTTGACGAGAAGGTTATGCGGTCCATGGATGAATCCACCCGTAACCTGATCGAGGATTCGGTTGACTCTCAGGTGGTGGGGAAGCTCGCCGATGGCGAATTTACGCTCCCGATCCGCGACTCATCCATCGGCCTCTTGCTTTTGAACATCTTCGGGACTGATACGCCGGCCGCCAAATCCGCACCGAAAGCCACGTTATATGTCCATTCCGTCACGGTGGCGCAGTCGAACCAGCATGCCGAGATCACGATGCTCCTGAAAGAGGCGAATGCAGATAAGGACTACGCCCTCTCGATGCTCACGGGCATGGAGCTTTCGATCGAGCTTGGTAAGCACGCCACGGCAAAGTTTGGGTTCCGCTCCAAGACGGGCGCTGTGCAAGCACGTACGGCCACGTATACGGCGGAGAACATCTTCTTGCCCAATCATGGCGTGGTGAAGTTTGCGTCAGCCCTATCAGGCTTAACAGCCGCATCAGGCATCAAGGTGCGATCCGTGAATCTGAAGATCGACAAGAAGATCGAGGACGACCGCGCGCTTGGATCGGTTGATCCGGAAGACATCCTCAACACCACATTCAGCGTCACGGGGGAGATTGAGCTCGTCTACGATGCAACGACGTACGTCACGAGCTTGCTCGCGAACACCGCACAAGCCTTGCGCATCGACCTCCAGAACACGGCCGTGACCATCGGTACGTCCGCGAATCCTGGACTCCAGATCAACCTCGCGAAGGTCCTCCTCGAAGAAGTGTCCCGCGGTTTCGGCAAGGGAGACATCGTGACGCAGACGCTCTCGTTCAAGGCGTTCTACAGTGACACCGACTCTTCCATGATCGGCGCCGTTCTTACCAACCTCGTAGCCTCCTACTAAACATATGCCCGCACCATACATTTCGAGCGCTTTGGAAATCGGTGGCGTGATTCATTCATCTGCCGCATGGCTCAAGTCGCTCTCAGGTCGAATTGATCAAAGCGCGCCAAGCGATGATTATTTTCTTTTGCTCATTGATGACAGCGTAGAGCCGGAAAATGGCGCTGTGACGCGCATCGCTGGTTCCTCGAAATTCGTACACGTGCAGGGCTCGGATACGCTGATCGATCTGCCGATTCCAGCGAAAGAGATCCATGGTGATACTGGACTGGTTTGGATGTTGTCAACGACAGAGTTTGAGCTCACGAAAGCCGGAGCCTATGCGGCTGTAACGGCGACGTGCGAGAACGGCTAGAACACCAATATGCAAAGCAAAAATTACGCAGGCCCACCATTTCGTGACGCGCAGTTTGCGCGGAATGCCAATATCGCCCAGAACAAAATCACGGCGAATACAGACGCAAAGATCATGGTCTGTGGGGATTCGATTACCGCACAAGGTGCGACTTCTACTGATGAACGCGCGGCGGGTTATCGCTACTGGCTACAGAAATTACTTCGTCTTCATCGTGGAAATATCACATGGCTCGGGACAAAGGACATCGGCCCGCAAGTATCAACGGGGCCATACGCCACGCCCGGCAATGTCATGATGTGGTCGTGGAGATGCGCCGCTCTTGGTGGATACACCATTCAGCAAATTGACACGCTCGCTACTGAGGCAGAGGCCGCGCAAGGAGCCGCTGACGTGTACACATTGCTTGCGGGAACCAACAACTACGGATCCGATACGGCCGCGCAGGCGGTGGCCAGAATCGTGACATTTATTCAGAATCGCATTGCCGCGAATCCTGATTGTGTTGTGCTCGTTGGCACGCTGTTGCCGGCAGGCCCTCCCGTATCCGGATACGCGACAAAACAGACGTATCTTGACGCGTTCAATGCCGCGTTACCGGCCGCGCTTGCTCCATACCCGCAGGCACGCATCGTGCCCGTTGGTACGATCATGACGAAGGCGCATCTGATTGATGGCATCCATCCAAACATTCAAGGAGAGGGCATCATCGGCAAAGCGTTCGCAGACGCCATCCTGAACGTGATTGGCATCTCTGGGGCACCCTTTCCACGTCCGCTCACGCGTCGCGTACCCGTTAGCCGACTGTCTGTCAGTGGAACTCAGCAGGCCTATTTTTACGACGCGACAAATGCCTCCGGTCTTTTTCCAACGGCTGGAGAATCGTGGTATGCCCTCATTAAAATCAGACCTTCGGATTTATCCGTTAGCGGTCGACTTATTTTCGGATTTGGAGGTTCAACAACAGGCATTTTGCTCATGAGCACTACGGCATCTGGCGGTCCGGATGCACGATCATTGCAGGTCTATCATTACGTTGGCCCTACTGCGTATTCAGGACTCAGTGAAGCGTTGCGCGTGGATCGCGTGCACGCCATTGGCTTGGCCTATGATGCGGACTTGGGAGAAATGACCGTCTACTGTTTGCGCGAAGGTGACGATGGGAAACCGGTGACATTCTGCGTCGCGCAAGGAACGGGCGTGCCCGAGCTAGAACCCGGATTCACCTACATGTCCGTCGGCTATCTTTACGGAGTCTCTGGCGTTCCAGGAACGCGTGGAGATTTTGTCTTCGGCCGAGGCGTTAAGATCACACCTGATGAGATGGAAGCCTATTACATGGAGGGCGCAATTCCGCAGAGTGCAACAGCATACTATCCATTAAACGAGGGCACGGGCACTTCCCTGAATCCATCTCCGTCTTTTGCCGGACTCCTTCCGGTTGGCGTCACAACCGCCGCGTGGACAACCGCGGGCGTTCCTGTCGAGCCTTGGGATCGTGAAGAAGAGGAACGCAAAAAGGTTTTAGCTGACGCATGGGAGGATTTGCGTTTCCCTGCATCGCAGGCCATGGTCAACCCTGTTACAGCAAAACCGGATCAGGGAGTATTTACGGATGGCATCGAGACGCTTTTATTTGACCCGGATGCGGATGAGAGCGTATTCATCCATGTCCAGATGCCGCATGCGTGGAAGCTCGGATCGAGCATCGTGCCGCACGTACACTGGTCACCGATGACCACGCATACGGGCGTCGTTCGTTGGGGTTTGGAATACACGGTCGCATTGAAAGATGGGACATTCGGGGCGTCGACGACGATCTATATCGAGGATGCCGGGGATGGCGTTGCTCTCAAGCATCAAACAGCGAATTTCGCGGCAATCGTGATGTCGGCCTATGCGGGACTGTCGGTGATGCTGATGTGTCGTCTTTTCCGTGATGCCGATCACGTCAATGACACGTTTACCGGCGAGGCCGCCTTGCTGGAATTCGACATCCACTACGTGCGCGATGACAACGGTTCGCAATCTGCCACAGCGAAATACGCATAGCCGCCTCTCAGCGATTTACCGATATGCCTGACCACTCTCTCACGCTAACCGCCGGTCGCATGTTTATTCCGGTGAGCACGGTCCTTTCGATTATCTTGAGCACGGCTGGCCTCGTCTGGTACATCGCCGGAGTCAAAGAGGATCTGGGTGATAAGATTGCGGCGCTCTCGGCAAAAATTGATGTGCACACAGCGCTCTCGGTTGGTGAAGAGAAGAAGATCGGTAACCTATCGATTTGCTGTGAAACACTCACGTCACGGGTGGTGAAACTCGAAACAAAGATCGAACGCTAACTCATTCATTTCATTCTATGGAACAAAAATACTGGCTCGATTCGTCCACGGTGCGTGCATCACTTTTGCAGATGCTCCCCGTCATGGTGCTCGTGCTCAAAATGTTCGGCATCGAGATTGGGGATGGGGAGACGCAATCCATCGTCGAGGGCATCACAGCTATCGTGTCACTCGTAGGCGTCGTGTACGCCATCGTGGGACGCGCAAAGGCGGATAAGCCGCTCACATTCACAAAATAACCCTATGAGCACCACAGACGACAAATACGAGCCAAAGACAGGGCTCCGGCCTGATCCTCTCGATGAGAGAGACTTCTTGTATGAGGACGTCATGGGTGCTGATGCGGGTGATCTTGATTGGGAGAAGGGGTTCAACGTCTACGAAGAGCTTGGCCTGCCATACCCGCACCAAGATCAGGGGAGAAGCTATTCCTGCGTGGCGCAGTCCACGGCAGAGCATACGCGCGTGTGGTGGAAGAAGCTGACAGGGGAGGATATTGAATTCTCGCCTCGCTTTATTTACCCGCAAATCGCCCTCGGCTATGCAGGTGGGGCGTATTTGCGCGACGGCGTGCATCTTGTGGCATCGAAGGGCGTATGCGATGAGGGGGAGCTTCCGTCGTACGAGAATGGCCAGCCACCGTCCGAGGATTTTATGTTCAACGCCGCGGCGATCACGCCGGACATCCTGGCGAAGGCACTTCCGCACGATCGCTTCAACTTTCGCGTGATTCTAGGAGGTACGGATGACATTTCGCTCTTTGCGCACGCGATACGATTCAACTGTGGCGTCGTAGGTGGATTCAAGGGCACGAATATCGGATGGTGCAGGTCTGAGGTGCGCGCACCACAAGCAGGGGAGGACATATGGGGGCACGCGGTACTGCTTTGCGCGTATGGGATGCACGAGGGGAAGCGATGCATGTTCACGCGCAACTCATGGGGAGGGCGTTACACGATCCAGGAGGGGCGCTGGAAGGGATTGCAGGCCATCCCGGAGGAATACTTCACCGCAGGCGTACAGACAGCCGTGGGCGAGGCAAAAGGCGTGTACGTGTTTAATTCTTGGGTGCTCGTGCCAGACTCAAAGCTGACACCGGCTCAAAAAACTATGGACTTCTTGAAAAAGAATGAGGGCAAGCTCGTGCAGGACTCGCAGGGGAGCGGCGCTTTCGGCATCGTGAAGGGTGGAAAGATCCTCGTGGCGAGCAAGGAGCGCGTGGCGGAGCTTCTCGCGACGTACATCGTGCGAAAAGAGGGCGTGGGCGTGGCACGAGAGATGTGGGCAGACGCGCCGAAGGAGGATTTTTGACCTCGTATGATCAAAGAGCTGGGATGCGCGGCGTGGATTTTTGTCCTCATCTTCGTGCTGAGCATGTTCGTGGCTGTGAAGTGGGTGAAATGAAAAGGGATGGGATGGGATGGGATGGGATGGGCTTGACGGGTTCGAAACGATGCTCTTGCATCGAATGGCTGTTTGTTTTATCATGTTATCGACTTTCACAATTCATTCTCTCGTTTAGAGCCGAGAGAGGCAACGTTCATCACAGACACTCCAAGTGATGACCATCGAAGGGAGCTACCCTGCTGAACCCCAAAGGTTTGTCAGGTGCTCTAACACTGCTGACTACCAAGAAAGAAATTTCTAAGTAGTAGGCGGGGTAGTTGCCTTCGGTGGTTTTGTTTGTCGCAAGAGGCTGGCGACGCTGGTGCTACCAGCCCGCTGGCTCGACCAGTCCTGGACTATGGGACTCCATATGGCATTTAGCTAGTGGATGATCAGAGTCGGCGACAAACATATGGCCAAAAGCCTAGTGTTCCGGTGGTCTTACAAACATCACATCACGAAGCAAATCGTGAGAGCGCGTAAACGTCCGTTTCCGATGTGGCTCGACGATGCAACGGGTGAGGTGCGGAGGATCGTAAGGGATACGAAAACAACGCCTATTAGGGCGCTGTAATCATCGAAGCTACTAATTCCCGAGTGGAAGCACTCTGGGCAAGACACGCGATTCTTACAAGGAGGCGCGTGTTTTTGGTTCGTGCCGTGCTACTTACCATTTCAACACAGATCACGTCAACTGTCAGAGTATAGCACAGGCGTCCATGACGGTCTGTGGATACCCTCGACTCAACACGTCCAGCACGCGCTACAATGTCCCCATATGGAACGAGAAACAAAGACGGTGAAGTGCCCGAGTGGCAAGGAGGCTGTGCTCAAAGCGTATCTGACGGCAGGAGAGCGGAGACAGCTTCGTAACACATTCGCGGAGGCGATTCGTCTCCCCATGACGCGCGGGGAGGATGTACGGGTTGAGAACCTGGGCGAGGCGATGAATCACGGAGAGGATGTGCTGATCCGTATGGCTGTGACTTCGTACGACGGAAACGCGGACCAGATCGTCGAGCGTCTGCTCGATGGCAATCCGAAGGATGGAACGGACGGCGACTACGAATTCATCGTCGAAGAAGCTGGGAAGCTGAACAGCGTTTTTACGCAAGCGAAGTAGCGCAGTCGTGGCAACGTTGCTTCGCTGGTCGAGGACAGCCCGATGAGGAGATGATCATCGCCATGGTCTGTCGCGAGATGAAGTGGACGCTCGATCAATATGAAAAACAGCCGGCACAGTTCATTGACACTGTGACGGCTATGATTTTCGAGGAATGGAAGGCAAAAGACAGGGCGACAAAATGATTACCGTGTCTTTTTTGTTACGTGGCAATGGCGCGCGAAATACTTTACGCCCCATTTTTTGCAGTTTGTACGACAGACGTGGCATCCATAGCGATCCGTGTTGCCTGGGTGGGCATAAGCCACGCCGGAAGAGAGCGGGGAGAGAATGAGAGCCATTGCGAAAGCAAGTATGAGAAAAATGCGCATACCTATTTATTTGACGATTGCTTGTTTGACTTCTCCTGCACCTTGTTGCGCAGTGGACCCTTCCATTTTTGCCGTGAAGCTGAATTGATTGATACCCGCGTCGCCATGTTTGGATATTGGACAGGTATTGATGTCAAAATAAACGCTTTTTCCGATCACTGTACTGATTGGAGATTCTTTTGAGCTGAATTCCTCGGTCCAGATGTCACGTCCTTCTTTGCTCGTCAGCGTGATCGAGACGGTTCCCATGAACGCCTTTTCGTCGGTGTTGCGAATATCAAAGAAATACCGGCATTTGCCGTTCACCTCTTTGACGCTTTGGCTTGTGACGGTGAGATGAAGATCTTGTTTTTCAACGGGAGCAACCTGGGAGGATTCGTTCGTTGCCGTATTGGTGTGTGACGATTCTTTTGGCATTGTGGCACCAAAAATAACCAGCGACCCAAAAAGGATGGCTCCAAGCACCATTCCTGCCTTCCCGCGGTTTGGCAACTTAAAAAGGTTCGGCTTGATCAGTCCGGCGATCAGGGCCGCGATGCTGGCGTAGACAAGGAAATAGGCGATGTATTGCATATGGCTTTGTTGATGTGCGAGTGTGGAATAAACCACGGAAAAAGTCAAGCCCTATGATACGCTCGGAGTATCAATATGGCCAATACAACGCTTTCCATTCTTGTTCAAGCAAAAGACGACGCATCCAAGGCACTCACGCGCGTCAATCAGAGCCTTGGCGGGCTTAAGGAGTTTGCGAAGAAGAGCGCCATCGCTCTCGGAGCCGTTGGAGCTTCCGCCGGCGCGCTTGGTATCGCCGCTCTCAAATCTGCCGGTGAGTATGAGCAGAGCCGTGTCGCCTTTGAGACGATGCTGGGGAGCGCTGAGAAGGCCACGAAATTTCTCAAAGAAATGACAGCTTTTGCCGCCAAAACGCCATTCGAGCTCAAAGATTTGGAGCAAGCATCGAAACAGCTCCTTGCTTACGGAAGCACGCAAGACAACGTGCTCACACAGCTCAAGTCACTCGGGGACGTTGCGGCAGGCGTTGGAATGGATAAGCTCCCCCAGCTCATCACGGCATTCGGGCAGGTTCAATCCAAGACGCGCCTCATGGGTGAGGAGCTTTTGCAATTCACTGAGGCAGGTGTGCCAATGCTCGGGACGCTCGCAAAACAGTTCGGCGTCACAGAGGCGGAGATTTCGAAGATGGTGAGCAAGGGGCAGGTTGGATTCAAAGATGTGGAGATCGCCATGGCGTCGCTTTCGGGGGAGGGCGGTAAGTTTCAGGATCTCATGTCGCGACAGAGCGATACGCTCGTCGGAAAGATCAGTAATTTGCAAGACGCGTGGAATATGTTTTTGCGCGGTGCGGGCGCACAGTTTATTGAATGGGCCAAGCAGGGCGTGGACCTGTTGATCTGGTTTGTGAACGAGGGGATCCCCCTATTTCTTGGCAAGATCCAAGGATTGCAAAAAGGATTCGGTGATCTTGTCGCAGAGTTCGAGAAAAAGACGGGGATCATCACACAGCTCAAGGACGCATTCGGGAGTGTTTGGAAAACGGTACAGGATGAGCTCATGCCATCACTTCAACGTCTCGATAAGGCCATGAGGCCGTTGTATCCGTTTCTTGAGGCATTGGCTGGATTGATCGCTCAGGTTCTTGTATTGGCCCTCAAGGCGTTCATCGAAGCGCTCGTATTTTTGATCAATCTCGTCGTGCAAATTATCAGTAAGCTGACGGAGTGGACGGCAATCATCATGGAGCAGGTGGGTCCAGCGATCGACTTCATGCGTAGTGCTATTGAGACGCTGTCTGGACCAATCCAGCGGGTGATTGACGGGTTCAACCGTGTCGCAACTGCCGCGCGTGAAGCATTCGCGGCGGCTTCCCGTGTCGCCGGAAATGTAATAAGCGCCGTAACCAATCCGATGTCATCACTTACGCATCAGGCCGCTGGCGGCATCATTTCTTCGCCTCGGCGTGTTCTTGTTGGAGAGGAGGGGCCAGAGGCGATAATTCCGCTCAATCGTCTCGGGATGGGCAGTGGAGGTGCAGGCGTGAACGTCAACATCTCCGGCGGATCATTTATCGGCACCAACTCTCGCGATGTAGCGCGGATGCTTGGCGATATGATAATCAAGGAGCTTCAGATGAGTCACAGGCTTGGATAACGATGTCAACGAATTCACGTGGGTCGGGAGCATGATCGATTCCCTTGGCTTTGTATACCTTTTTCGCAATCATCAGCTCCTCGTTGGCTATCTTGAGAAAAAGATCACGAAACTCTGTCTTTGCTATTCCTGAATTTTGAAATGCCATTTGAAGTAACGTGTTCGTGCTTGGGTAGCTTAGCCGATCCTTCGTTGTTTCTTTCAACTCTTCCAGTGTGTCGGTTTTGAATTGGTCATTGACGACAATTTTCCAATACAGATGACGAAAAAGAAGGATCAACGCTTCTGTGTAATGCTTCCCCTCTGCGCCGAGCTGACATGCCATCAATTCGTAAACCAAACAAAAGCGGCTGGCCGAATTATTCGCATCTTGTGAGGCGTCACGTATCTCCTGATTAAGAGCACGCCACGCGTCGTCACGTTTTTCGTGTTTCCACAGCTCCACAGCCGTGTGTATATTCCCCATTCCATCGGTTGCATAGGTCGATATTTGTTTGAGGAATGGTAGCGCTTCCGTCTTTACCCATTCGCCTTTGAAAACACTGATGGTTTTACCGCAGATTTTGCACGCTTGCTTTCTGGTTGGGATGGGAGCCGGATTGTTGCAGTATGGACACACGGGATCCCGTCTTCCTTTGAACGCCTTGAAAAGAGCTGAGAACATACGTCCGTAGTATAGCGTCCCGCTGATTGGTGTGTACATCCGCCATCTTTCCGAGGCGGTTTTCGATATGCTTCCCTCATGGCCCTCATCGTCACCATCAACGGCACCGACCGTTCGGCGTTCATCGACTGGGAGTCGCTCAACGTCCAGCAAATCGCCACCTCTGAGGTCGATTCCGCCCAGTTCAAGGTCAAGACATACGGAGTAAAGAAGCTCGCGCTCACCGTCGGCGACGAGGTTCTTGTGTATGACGGCGCCACGGCGATCTTCGGCGGCACCATCGTCCGCGTGGCAAACGAGGTCCTGGCCGGCAACCTCACCACCGTCTCCGTCGAGTGCGTATCCCACGAGCGCACTCTGGACCGATACCTCGTGGCGCGCGAGATCCAAAACAAAAATGGGTTCTACGTCATCAACACTATCATCACGGAATTCGTGAACCGTACCAAGAAAGTCATCGCCTCTGGGGAGAGTACGGAGACCTGGACGACCGAGGATGGGACCGTGGCCGCGAATACGACCGCGGGGGAGTTCATCCTCGAAAGTCAGTCGCGCAAATTCACGGCCACAGCAGGCGCCACGGCCACCGCGCGCTTTCCCTTGACGCTCGACCTCACCATCTTCGATAACGGCCTGGCGAGCACCACAGATGACCTGGTGACGTTCTGGTATCACGTCGACACCGTGTCCCGTTTCGCGAGCCTACGCCTACGCCTGACGAACGACGCTCCTGGTACATACACCAACTATTTCGAGACGACGATCGTTGCGACGCCACGCCAAGGATGGAATCAGGCAGTCGTGGCAAAATCAGCCTTCACCTCCACGGGTAGCCCCGTCTGGTCCGCTGTCACCGCGGGTCAATGTCAGATCACGGCAGGCGCTAGTGGCACGCTCAACGTCTCCATCGACGACATCCGCCTCGTGAAAGTGTCCGAGGCCTTCACTCAGCAAAACGTTACAAGCGCCACGGCAGTGCTGGGGAGCGTCAAATTCAATTATGAGCAAGTATCTCAAGCCCTCAAGCAGATCGCTGAGGCGCTGGGTTTTGAGTGGTACATCACGCCCTCCCGCGACATCTTCTTCTATCTTCCCTCGACCATCGTGGCACCATTCGCCCTGACAGACACAAGCGGGAATTTCGTGTGGGACAGCTTGCGCGTGGAGAGCGACGTCACGAACATCAAGAATCAGGTCTTTGTACGTGGCGGGGAGTATGACGGCTCAACGATCACGGAGAGCATGGTGGCAGATGGTAGCCAGCTCCACTTCAAGACGCCGTACAAGATGAAGAACGTGAGTGTGAAGGTTGCTGGCGCAAGCAAGACCGTGGGCGTTGATAACCTGGACGATCCAACATCATACGATTGTCTCTACAATTTCAATGAAAAAACCCTAAAGTTTCGAAGCGACAATAAGCCGGCCGCAACCAAGATCGTCGCCATCACCGGCAATCCGAAGATCCCAGTCATTGTAAAAAAGAGTGACGCATCCAGCATCGCCACGCATGGAATTTATGAGTACGTGATCGTCGACAAATCCATCACAACGCTCCAGGGCGGCCGTGATCGCGCGAGCGCCGAGCTGAAGACGTACCGCGACAGTTTGGTCGAGGGAGGATTCAAAACGTACGTGGCGGGACTCAGAGCCGGACAGACCATCTCCGTCAACGTGGCCGCGCGCAGTATTGCGGACAGCTATCGCATCAGGTCCGTCACATTCCGCGCCAAAACACCCACGGAATTCGAGTACGAGGCCGCGATCGTGAGCACGCGCACGTTTGGCATCATCGACTACCTCCTTGGCCTCCTTCGCAAGGAGAAAAAACAGATCGACCTCAATGATAACGAGGTGAGCGATCTTGTGCAGGACATAACGGAAATGCTGACGATCACAGATGTGTGGCTCGCGGGGAGCCGGAACGATCAGACGGAGACCATCACGTCGTCAGAGGTTTTGAGCAGTCAGCTCGATCACGGAACGATCTTTGTGTTTGGTCCATACACCCCCACGGGCTTTGTGGATAATAAGCGGGTGTTCATTTTCGACGGAAGTATATTGGGATAGAAGACCAAATTTAACTCTTCATTATTCATTTTTTTCATCAGTGTATGTCTTATCCTCGCAAGACGGTTGCGGCTATCGTCGGGACAGCCCTCGCGGGCATTGCCACCGTGGTTATCACGGTCGCAACGATCGCCACGCTCAACGTGACGAATCTCACATCTGTAAACACGACATCGACCCGGGCCGTGATTGGCACGCTTACGGTCACGTCGACGGCTACGATGCCGGGAGCTCTCACCAATTCGTACTCGCTGTTCACGACCGGCAATTTATTGGCCACGTCCACGTTTTCCGCGCAGGCGGCCAATGTCACGACGACGCTCGCCGTGGGCGGCGCATCGACGATGACGGGTGCAGTGGCGGCAAACGGCGGTCTTACGTTCACACAGGCTACGGGAACAACATCCTTCACCATCCCAGCCGCCGGGTCGCCTCTCAAGGGCTTGTACCGCACGACGAGCGCGATTGATGTGCAGTCAATGGCCATCGGATCCGTGACGTCATCCGCAGTCGCCCTGACCGGTTCCGTGGGAGACCATTGTACGGCGGAGGCTATTTCCGGCGATTACCGATCGCCGACTTCCACCGGTTTAGTGCAATGCAAGATGACGGGTACGAATACGGCAACCTTGTATTTCTCGAACGTCTCAAGCACGGCGGCCTTCGACGCCGGCATGTCCACATTCTCATTGTTGAATTTCGTATTCTAAAATCATGCCTGAGCACATCCACGATCACCTGACCCTCAAGGGCAGGGTGCGCCTTGCCGTCTGGAATCCAGATGGGAGTCTTGCGTCTGAGCAAATCGTGGACAACCTCGTGGTCACGGCTGGGCGCGCTCTCTTGGCGCAGGCGTTCGCGAATCCGAGTATCGACGTCCGCGTGTCTCATGTAGAGCTCGGCACAGGCACGACAGCGCCGGCAAACGGTGACACGGTACTCGAAACGCCAAGCTATCGAAACGCCATTGCGAGCGCGCTCAACGTGAGCAATGTGGCGACGCTGACGGGATTCTTCTCGGCGACGGAATGTAATGGCACCTATCGAGAAGCCGGGCTATTTATCAACGGCACGGGGTCACTTGGTACCGGCACGCTACTCAGTCGCGTGGCGATCAATATCACGAAGAGCGCCATCCAGACGCTGACGATCGAATGGGCGATAACACTTTCCTAGTATGTCCTACACTCCCGGAGTCGCTGGTAATCAGCTCACAGCGGCCAACGCCAACAAAAACTGGTTCGGTCCGACGCAGACCTACGGAGAGACGATCGCCGTGGGCCACATTCTGTATCTCAAGGCGGCGGATGGAAAACATTGGAAGGCATCGGCGGCCACGCAGGCGCATGTCGATGCGCTCAGCGCCGCGGCGAACGTAGCCGGCTCCGCAAACGATGTTGTGAGTGTCATTCCTCCTGGAATGGTTATTGAGGGGCTATCTTCGCTTACGGCCGGATCCATCTATTATCTCCAAGATACGGCCGGGACGATCGGAACCACACCGGGCACCATTTCTGTCGAGGTCGGCGTAGCGCTCTCCACGACATCGCTTTTGTTCATGCCGAGGGTTCCTCAGAAGATGGTGGATATTCAGGCGTTTACTGGCGACGGCACATGGACGAAACCAACCGGGGCAAAACTCGTTGAAGTATTTTTATTTGGCGCGGGTGGTGGCGGAGGCGGAGGAAACGCGGCAAGTGCTGGCACAGGCGGGGGAGGAGGCGCGTGTAACCACGTCATTCGTCCGGCGGATTTGTATTCTGCCACGGTCGCAATCACGATCGGAACCGGAGGCTCTGGCGGAGGCAATGACACAAACGGTTCTGCTGGTGGCACGTCAACATTTGGCGCTTATTTTTCGGCATATGGAGGTGGCGGAGGATCGAAAGGAATCAACGCCGGACGTGCAGGCGGAGGAGGCGGCGGTACGTTGGGCGCTGGAGCGACATCCGCGGGCACTACCTGCACCGGAGGAAGTCCGGCCTATACAGCGGCGGTTGATGGAGCAGGCGGAGGAGGCGGAGGCGGGGAACAAGATGGAAAAAAAGCCGAGTATGGTGGAGCGGGCGGAGGCGGTCATGACGCCGGTCTCTGGGCCTACAATGGAGGATCTCCTATTTTTGGCGGAGGCGGGGGAGGTTGTGGATCGTCTGGTGCAAACGGCGCGGCGAATGGAGGCGGGGGAGGCGGAGGTGCGGCTGGTGGGACGGCTGAAGTGGCCGGAACTGCTGGTGCGAATGGCGGAGGCGGAGGCGGGGGAGGCGGGGGAAATAATGGCGGAGCAGGAGCCGGCGGTAATGCAGGCGCAGGAGGAGCATACGGTGGAGGTGGCGGCGGCGGAGGAAAAGGAACAAGCGCAGGCGCAGGCGGGAATGGCGGGAATGGCGGATGTGTCGTGATAACCCATTTTTGATATGCCCTCTATCAAAGAACAGGTCGGCATCAAAGGTCACTACCGTCTCACTGAGTGCGATCCTTTGCGCGCACCCGAGCTGTACGAGAAAATCGTACGACTGATTGAGCGTGGGGAGCAGGTCGCGCGCGAGCTATTGGACGAATATCACGCCAAGGCGCTCGTTGCGGTCCATGAGTTTGATAACCTCATCCCAACCGTAGGACAGAGCGTGATCGCTCAACGCCTCGCGAATGTCACCACGTACACCGGTATCGTGAATTACGCCGCGGTTGGATCGAATACGACCACACCGAACATTTCAGACACGCAACTCGGCACAGAAACGTACCGGCAGACACTCACGTCGCAGACGTATCTCGATAACATCGCCTACCTCTCGTGTTTCATCGTAGCGGGGAGCGCTACGGGCACGCACAAAGAGGCTGGGCTATTTATTGATGGGGGTGCAGGAGCAAATACAGGTCAACTGTTGTCCCATGTTGCTATCGACATCACAAAGGGGGCGTCAAATTCTTTGACATTGGACATCGCCTTGACTGTTTCATGAGATGGGGTTGTTCTGCCCTGGCAGAGGGGATAGGCTGTACGGACTATGCCAAAACACGCTCTCAAAAAGGACGGTGTGACGATCGTTCAAATCGTTGCAACACACGATAAAGTATTTGGACTCGGAGACGATCAGCTTGTCTATGAATGGAATCCATCATTTTGTGCTTTCTTACTTATTGAGCTCAGTGAAGAAGAGAAACGCAATCAGGAGGTGTATCTCTGAGCACGCTGTCGAGTCGTAGCTGGGTACTTGACAACAGGGCCGACAAGTGGTTGGCTCTATCATGAAAACCAAAGATCAATCGCTTGTGGCCGCAAGGCCGCCCATTCATGGGGTTCTTAGACGAGCAATTTCTGGGCTAGAAAATAGCCACATTTCGGCGTATAATATAAAAGCCGTCGACAGAAACCGCGTAGCCTAAGAACCGCGCGGGAGTATGTCGGCGGTTTTTGAATACTTATGAGCACGAATAATTCGGAACATTTTCAGGCATTCCTCCGATGGCTCGGATGCCAGCATTCCGTGGCCACGGTTGCCAGTTATCGCAATGCGCTTGCGTCACTCATGAAATATCTCGATGAGATTGATCGTGAACTTTTGGAGTGTAGTCTGGACGATTTTTCGAAATACATCATCTGGCTTGAAAACAAGGGCCTAAGATCCGGCACGCGCGGGCTGTACGTGACGTCCTTGAAAACGATGTGGTCATGGCTTCGCAAGCAGGGGATGGTCACGCTCGATGAGAGTATGATCCCAACGCCGAGGGTGGCGAGTGACAGACGCTCGTATCCATTTTTGGAGCCGCACGAGTTTACGGCGCTTCTTGGGGCATTCGATGAGTTTTATCCCAAGGAACTGCGCAACAAGACGATTATTGCCTTCTTGTACGCAACAGGCGTGCGGCTTGGTGAACTTTTGAGTTTGAACGTCGATGATCTCAATCTTGAGCGCATGGTTGCGGTTGTGCGAACTTTCAAACGCCACGATCACAAGCGTGAGATTTATTGGGATGAGGAGACCAATCGGCTTTTGGGGAAATGGTTGGAGACCCGTGCGCATGTTCTCCGGACACAGGGGAGCGGCTGTGAGGCTCTATGGGTCAGCATGGACACGTCACGCCCTCCCGCGCGCCTTGAGCGCCATTGCGTGCAAAAGCTCTTTCGTGCGCTTCGTAAACAGCTCGGCATGGATAAGCCTCTCTCACCTCATTCCTGTCGCCACGGCTTCGGCTATCGTGGCGTGCGCAACGATGTGAACCTTCGATATTTGCAGGTTGCCATGGGGCACGCGAATCTCAAGAATACGATGGTGTACATGGGGTACAAAGAGAAAGAGGTCGAGGACGAGTGCCGTGCGAAGCTCCTGCCGGAAGTCGGAACGCTATTGACGGAGTGTCGGGAGAAGAATACTATGTTTATGTATGCCAGTACCAGAAAAAATCGCTCGAAATTCGAGCATAGTCCGCCAATTCGAAAGAGGCCTTTCTTACAGAGAAATAGCCAAGATTCAGGGCCTTCACGTAAAAACCGTTTGGGACATTATTCAACGAGACCAAGAACGGAAGAAGAAAAAAGCGTTGTAATGACGGGAGTTTGAAGGTGTCGGGAGTTATCCACAGGCTATCATTGACGGCGTCGGGAGATAGGAGTATAGTGGTAATTGTAGATTGATTCCACGCTCCTGAACGCAAGTGAGGTCACGAAGAGTGCCCGCCGGGTAGCACAGTGGAGCAAACGCTAAGCGATCAAATCAACAAAAAAAGAACAGACCATATGGTCTGTTCTTTTGTAGAAAAAAGTTGTCGGTTGTGGATATGTATTTCGATGTTAATGTGCTATACTTTTTTCGTTACTCATTTGGTCTTTAACATTCGTCAATTATTTTATGAATTTTATTCATCGCTCTGTACGTATGACGCACCCATTTTTGTGGGAAAAAGGCGCAGTTTTCAGTCTTGTGTTCGTTTTTGTATTCGCACTCTTTTTGTCTCAGGCGCCTTCTGCTTCTGCGACGACGTGCGTGTTTGCGTCAGCAGGGGATAGTGATTATAACAATGCGGCAAATTGGTTGACGTGCGATGGAGCGATTCCGGATAACGCGGATACGGCCCAAATCCCCGCGGCTACAACCACGAACCTCACGGCCGCCATTGCCGCGGCGGCTGGACCGTTATCTTTGGAAGTCGCGGGAACTTTTAATACGGGAAACTTTGACTTCGAAACCAAAGCCGTCAATCCAACGGGCATTTCCGTCTCATCTGGCGGTACGATTGCCTTAGGTACTGCTTCTGTTACAACCACGGGAAATTTCACGGTTGTAGCTGGAGGGACCATTACGCAGAGCGCGGCCGGCGTGCTCGCTGTTGGTGGAAATCTCACGGTTGGTGCAAGTACGCACACGCTCGCGGGCGAAGTGAGGCTATTGGGAGGCTATGGGTATCGCACGGTGGTGGGTGGTGTCTTTAACAAGCTCCAGTACGCAGGCGGTGCCACAGATGTGCTTGATTTTACTGCCTCTACGACGATCATGGGGCATGCGAGCACAACTGCTTTGGGTAATATCCAGTATTCTGGTCCGAATGGAGGTAGTCTGTCCTTCTATGATGTTACGGAATTCGTGGGAGGGTCTGTCTCTTCATCAAACGGTGGTTCTCTGGCATTTGTTGGCGCAGTAACTTCTACGGCAACGATTAATGCTGGGAGCGGTACGTCAACATTTTCATCGACACTGACCAATAACGCCACCGTGACATCGACGAGTGGTACCTTGGCATTTAGCGGCGCTATCACAAACACCGCAACGCATAATATCGGTACTGCGTCAGGCAAGATTACGTTTGCAAGCACCTTTACCAATGCGGGTACGTTTGACCTTGGGCCAAGTGCTTTGGCAACGTCAACCGGGCATTTAGTGAATTCAGGTACCTTGAATCTTAATGGGAGTAGTTTGTTTACGCTGGCAGGTAACTACACAAATACAGGGACACAAACAGCAAATGGTGGAACCGTACGTTTTGCTGGAGGTTCTGCGCAAATTCTTACCGCGCCAGCAACGAGCGGTAACTTTTATTCGATTGAGGTGTTCAAATCAGCAAATGGCCTGACGCTCGCTTCGGCTGTGACGTCTACAGGCAATTTTACGCTCACGGCAGGGACCTTTACTCCAGCAACCTATATTTATAGCGTTCAGGGTAATTGGTCGCATACCGCAGGAACCTTTACGCCAAGCACAGGCACGATTCGTTTTAATGGTGCGAACGCGCAAACTGTGACAGCCGCCGCGACAAATGGAGACTTTGGCAACATCCAGATTAATAAGAGTGCGGAAAGTCTCACGTTAGGTAGTGCTGTTACATCTACGCTTCTCACAACGCTGACCGCTGGCAACCTGAACCTCGGCTCTTACACATTAGCTTTGACGGACGCTGGTACCGCAACAACGCCGTTTGTTGTGACATCTGGCGTGTTGGTGCCTGCGACGGGCAAGGTGGTCTATGATACGGATGCCGCAACAAGCATCGCGGCAGTGTCCTATTATGAACTCGCCGTGCGAGGGGCGCAGACCTTTACGATTACCGCGAGCACCACGGCCATGGCAACGACCACGGTTGCTACAGGAGCAACGCTGGCCATGGGCGCACAGACGTTTTACGCAAATGGAGACATTGTGAATGATGGGACGATCACGCAAACCACGGGTGTTTTCCATCATTTGACAGACTACGTTCGCTTTACGGATAGCGCGAGCGCAGAGATCACGACACTTGCCGCTGGTGGCTCGCTGTATGTGACATTACGTGATCAGAATCGCAATCTTTTGAGCGCCACAGCTGAAACAGTTACGGTGCGCATTTCTGTGGGGCTTGATTCAGAAAATGTCACGTTGACAGAAACTGGACTCAGTACAGGCATTTTCCGCAATGCAACAGCGTTGACACTGACACAAATCGGCTCGGCAGTTCCAGGTAACGGCACGGTTGAGGTTGTGAGTACTGGTACGGGCACCGCGAGCTATGTGGATGCACAAGAGGCCGCGGATACGAGCTCTGGAACCGTGAGTATGACCGTGACAACCGTCACGGGTGGTGGCGCGACCACTGCGCCTGGATCATCTGGTGGCGGCGGCGGGACAACGACAGTCACACCGGTATTTGTGGCACCTCCAGCCGTATCTACGGTTCCAGTATCTGTCGCTAACCCTTCCCCGGTAGCTGTGTCTGTCGCAACCCCATGGTCACTTACGGGCACTCCTGGACCTGCGACAGTCGCATTGGTCAATGCGGATTATCGTGCATTCGGTGTGATGGCTGATGCGGTGAGCGCGGCAAAGATGGCCTTGTTTATCGAACAGGGTATTTCCTCCGCAACCGTGAAATTAGGATCTGGCGAACGTCGAGCATTGGTACGCGATGCTTTGGACACGATGCAACGAGCCTCGATCCCATTGGATGATCTCGAGCGTTTGGCAACAGGTGCAATCCCCATGACGCGCAACTTGGCTTCAGAACGCGCCCGTGTGAATTGGGCCTTGCCAACCTTCCGTAGCATCTACGGCCATGCCCCGGTGTTCTCCAATCCAGAAGAGAACCTCGCATGGAACACCTTGATGTATCGCATTCGCTTTACGCGTGACCTCGTCAAAGAAAGAAAAGGTATCCAAGAGTTCCGACGCATTTTCAAGCGCGATCCTTCCACGCCAGCCACATGGGCAGTCGTGCGGGTGCTGGGATACGTCAAATAA